GAACAACTAAAGAAGTTCTACAATGTAACTTCTTTAGAAGAAATTATCGCAGCACAATCCCTTCACGTAGAATCCCTTCAAAACAAAGTAGCCGATTTCGAATCTCGTCGCGCCATGATTATGGGTGGAGGTTTTCAATACAGATCGCCTCGAGAGGGTTAAATAGAGATGAATGTTCAACCTTCATCTCAGGAGCAGCACATGACCACAGAGGATACCCTTCTTCAAGAACTGCGCGATGCAGTTGATCCCACAATTTCAAAAATTGATGAGGACTTTGAAACAGAAAGAGCAGTCTTGCTAATTTCTGCAGCTGACCCTACTGATAGCAATGGCGAATCTCTAGGATTGCAAACATACTTTGATTGCGCGGGTGATCACGGTATTATCCAAGAGGCTCTTTACAACATCCTCACACAAAAAATCAATGAGGGTAGTCCAGAACTCTTTCAAGCAATTAGAGATGTCATTAGGGAAATAGAAGCAGATAAAGAAATTGATCCTGATGAAGATTTTGAAGTAAGTAGGGTGTATCACTGAACATAGATTTCTACTGATTTCTCTTCGTGTACAATATACACATGTACACACCACTCACAATCAATCCCAATCGCATCGACTTAGACGAGGCATATCTGCAAATGGCTGAAATTTGGGCCAGACGCAGTAAAGCTAATCGTCTTCAGGTCGGTGCGCTCATTGTCAAAGACAAACAAATCATCTCCGATGGGTACAATGGCATGCCATCCGGATCGACAGATGATGTGTGTGAATACTACACATTGCCCACCGACTACAATGGGTTAGATGGCATTGGTGGTCCGCCGGATAAAGTGCTGATGACAAAGCCACATGTATTGCATGCAGAATCAAACGCGCTTTTGAAAGTTTCAAAACACGGTGGAACTGGAGCGCAAGGTGGAACACTCTATGTTACTGATTCTCCATGCCGCGAGTGTTCAAAACTGATCATTCAAGCCGGTATCACTAGAGTTGTCTATCGTAGAGAATACCGAATAACCGATGGTATAGAGCTTCTTAAAGAATTCAACATTAAGGTTGATCACATTCCTGAAAGGAAATAAAATGTTGCAGCGCCCGATGAAAGTAACCGTGACTATCGTAGATGGTCGGCGGCAAGAAGTAGAAAAGCAAGATATTTTCATGCACGTAGTTCCTTCTCGCGGAGATGAACTGACTTTGAATGGTAAGATGTTCAAGGTGGTCAAACATGCCTGGCATTTTGTGAGCCGTAAAGCAGTTGATGGCGCAGGCCATGCCCAAACAGTTTCGATTTCTATTCGGGAAGTAGATACGTCAGAATCCCTTAATTGCTGAAGGAGATAAGATGAAGAAATATCTGTTACTAGTTTCCCTACTCGCAGTTGCCTTGGCGGCCTGCACTAAGGAAAATCCCGAGCAATACAAGAAGCGAATGGCCGAAGAACGCGTCTATAAGAAATCCAACTTCGTATTCCGTATCGGTGTGAATGATCAATCAGGGTATCATACCATTTACCAAGTATGTGTGGATGGAGTAAAGTATCTTTCACATGGTGAAAGTCTTGCCCCTCAGCAAGACATCAATGGTAAGAACATTGCTTGCTCAAAGGATGACGTGAACGAATGAAAACGGTTGACAAACCACGAATTATCTGGTGCTCCACTTCTAAGCTTTGGTATTGCGAGAAGACATTTGGGGTAATTAAGATTCGTGATGCAGGTCTTACACCTGAACGTGCATTTCGTAACTTCCAACGCCGTGTTCGCCGTAGCAATATTCCTAACAATTTGAAAGGTATCGCATGAAAAAGTTTCTCGCCACTCTCATTCTCCTCACGTCCTTTGCAGCGCCAGCGTTCGCAACTAATCCTGAAAATATCAGCAACATCGATGTAAGCAAACTTACTTCTGAACAGAAGGTCCAACTTCTGTCACAAGTAACTGATCTACAAAAGCAGGCTAATAGTACTACGAATATCTCCGCCACTGTTCGTAATGAAGCAAGCGCATGGGGCGATCTTGGCGCTAATATGGGAAGAGCCGCCGTAAGCGCGGCTAAAGAAATTGGTGTCGCAGCGAATGATTTCGTGCAAACGCCACTGGGCAAAATTACCATGGGCATCGTCATCTATAAGGTAATGGGCGGGGCAATTGTCCACCTTGTCGTCGGTGTCTCTCTGCTTATCCTCTTCCTAAGCGTTGCGATTTATCTTCTCATCTTCAAGAACAAATATGGACAGGTGGAATTTGAATATGTTGATGGTCCGTTCAACGCATGGAAACGTAAACGCCTTAAATCATTCCGCGTAGATTCCGATTTGGTCCTTTGGAATTATACGGCTGCCGCTCTCATGACCATTGGCGGGTTGATTGTTAGCCTGACAACGATCTTCAACGTGTGAGTTTTTATGTAAGGCTATTAAATGTACAATAGCCTTACGTTGACTTTTACTTGAAAGAGAATTATGATCGCTGACCAAATCCAAGACACCTCGAACAAAGTTAAAATCCTGTCCAAGTCGCTACCTTCCCGCGTGGTCTTCAATCCGAAGAACAAAAGCCATCGCGAGTCGGTGAAGCAATTCATCGAGACCGGTAAATGGGGTGAAGTGCTGTTCGTTGCTGAACATCCTTTCATCGAAGTGCCGGCGACCGTTCTGAACAAACTTGCAAAACACGCGCTAGGCATCAAATGAAAACACTCCTCAATGATCGAATTCTGTGGTATGACGGCACTAATGAAGTAGAACCCGAAAAGGTGCCTGACCTGCTGTTGATGGGCGTTAATCCCGCTAAAATTGTCGTGTCAGAAATGAACGATGATATCAGCAAGTTCAACATGATCGACTTTGAGGAAATCATTTCGCAAGGTAAGTTGGCGAACGATGAACTAGGCTTCGCCTGGAATATCCCCCTTAAATACCAAACATTAGATTTGGATGAGTACATTTTGGAACGTGCTCATGCTAAGGGGGAGAAGTACGTCATTCGCGCAATGGAAGAACTGTTGGAGATTCGCACTCGCGGACTTGGCAGCATCTTCAAAACTCTCATCTTCATCATCGACGTTTTGTGCGCTAAGAAGCAGTTGTGGGGTGTTGGCAGGGGTAGTAGTTGCGCATCACTCGTATTGCATCTTATCAACGTGCATGAAGTCGATCCAGTGAGGTTCAATATTCCTAAGGAGGAATTTTTCCATGGTTAAGTTCAAACGCTTTATGAAGGTCTGCACGTTGTGCGGTGCGGTCGGCCACACTCCCGCAAATTGCCCATGGACTGGGAAGACACGATGAATACTTTTGGCGTACTATCTAACCTGCATATTAAGTTACCAAAAAGAGAAATAGCAGCACTAACGCTCGTTATCACTGACAGAAATTTACGTCATGCTCCAAATGAAGATATTCCCGTGAGTCTTCTATTGTTGAGCACGATGCGTGATGTAAACGAAGTAGATCGCTGCGTGTATGTTAATTCTGAAGGAGAAGAGACCTACATAAAGGATCGTTATCCGGCAGAATCCCTTCGAGGCGCAATAGTTACCGAGCATCGCATTCACCGTCCTCAACTGTTGCACGAACACATCGACGTGTGGGTTGAACAGATTCGAACTCTTCGAAAGAAGCTTAAGCTGACAGGTAAAGTATGATAATCCGACGCGCTACAATTATCAGTGTGAAGGAAGACAACAAGACTGACAGTTATTTGGCGGTCATTCACATGCTGAAAAGTCAGCTAATTGCCTACGACGAGATAGTTGATCAGATGCTGGCCATAAAACTAGGCAGAGGTAAATTGAATCCGTCTGGTCCGGGATTTGTTGTTCTTCTGCCGGGTTATCAACTAGTCTTTGACTGTATCGCGTTAGCTGGATGGATCGAAAGAGAAGGATTGAAACTTTTATGACAAACGCTATTTCAGTTAAACGTACTCTCGAATTTAACGGCTACCCATATGAAAAGGGATTAACTGGTAAGGACGCATTGCGATTTAAATCCGATGTAGAAAAGCATCATGGACAAATTGCGGGCTACCACGATTTTAATGGAATGACTGCTCCTCTAGTTGCAGATGGAGCAGTATTTAATTCGCCAGAACTTTTAGAATCTTTTCTAAAAGAATTTGGGAAAAAGTACAACTGGAAAATGTCTTCAGCCATTAAAGCTGGAATCAAAGACTATTAACCTGACCAGGTGAGTGTCGCCGGGGTGACGATAAATAACTCATATTTATCCTATACCTTCTTTTCCGGAGAACTCACAATGAGCAGAAAATCTCGAAGCGCCCGTGGCCAATTCGTCGACTTTGACCTACTAGCTATCAAACAACAACTCGCCACTACACCCGTTCCTGTTGGTGTGGATGACCGTCGAAAATTCATTGATGAAAAAGACGGTATTCGTACTAAGCAGGTTCAAACTCAACCAATCGCATCCGCTTTGTTGCTTGCTCAAGAAGGCATCGAATTGTCTGAAGCCGCTCTTGACGAAGACAAAGATTCCGCTGAATAAAATAGGAGTAAGTAAATGGCTTTAACCCCATTGCATGACAGCTTTTTGTTTCAATTCGTGAATGATACTGCCGAAGGTCTATTCATCGAAAAAAGTAAGTTCGGTTTTATTCTCACCAACCAAGACGTGCTGTCTCAGGGTCAATTTGCTAGGTGGGGTAAAGTCTATGCAGTTGGCCCCGATGTAAAGGATTTCAGTGTAGGCGATTTTGTGCTTATTGAGCAGGGTCGATGGACTCTCGGCTTTACAGAAGAAGGCACGAAGCTTTGGAAATCCGATCAAAACCAAGTTTGTGCAATCACCACCGACGAATCGGAAACCTACGCTTATTGTTAATTAGGGATATCAAAAAAGACAAAACACTCTTGCCAGAAAAAGGAAATTCAATGATATTCACCCTGCTAGTATTTCTTGCTGCATTCGCACTTGAGGCTATTGGCTCCTACGTGTCTATAGTAGGTCTATCAGCTTTATTCGCGTCCAACATAGTGGTAATCGTGCTAGCCGGTTGTTTGGACTTTGCAAAGATCATCTCAGTTTCTTTCCTATACAAACACTGGAAAGGACTGGGATGGATAATGCGATCCTATCTCACTATTGCAGCAATGGTGTTGATGACCATCACTTCAGCTGGTGCATTTGGTTTTTTATCGGGTGAGTTCCAGCGCGCCATTCAAGATACAGGAACCCAAGCAATTAAGATTCAATCCCTCACAGATGAACAAGCCAGGCTGCAAAAACGAAAGGAAGAGATTGATAGTCAGATTGCAAAAGTCCCTGACAACAACGTAAGAGGTCGAACACAACTCATTCGTCAGTTTGGTCCCGAAGTTAGTAAGATCAATACGCGTTTGACGAATATTGATAGGGAACTTCCAACTCTCAAGATTGAAAATGTTGGAAAGGAAACCCACGCTGGTCCTATCCTGTACGTAGCGAAGGCGTTTAATAAAACGCCAGAAGAAGCAGTGAAGTATGTTATCTTCACCATCATCTTCGTGTTCGATCCACTTGCTGTCGCCCTATTGATTGCGGGTAACTTCTTACTTGCCCAACGAAAGCCGAAAGCGGATACCCAAGGGGCAAAACAAGAAGAAATTCAAACAGCGGCGAAGATCCGTGATCATGAGGAAGAGGATACTCGCCGCATGGTTGAAACGCTTCGGTCAGAACCTTCACCAGAAGCTCAAGAATTCTACGATAGCATTGAGGTTAAGAAAGAAAATCCTACTATTACTGCAGACAAAATGGAGTTGGTTCCTATAGAGGAGTTGCAAACACCCGAGCAGGAACCTGATTGCGCTTACTGCGATGGAGAAGGGGAGCACAACGTTGGCCCTTCGCAATACGTCCCGTGCAATGCCTGTACGCCGGATGAAGGCGTCAAAGGCGAGGAGTCGGAAGAAGCAGCTGTATCAACGCCAGCTGAACCAGTTATGCCAACTAAACAAGTCACGATGACAGAAAAAGATGGAAGGGATATTATCTCTCTTGCCATACCTCGCTCATCACTTGAAGATGTAAACCCTCGCCTTGCTGACATTGTTGAAGCAAATCATACTGATGTACAAACCATTCGTCTACGTGAACACTATGCCGATGGACCGAAACTCGAAGAGCCTGTAGTTGTCGGTAATTTAAAATAAGAGAGATTAAGATGAAATTAGAAGAACTTCATGATTTAAGAATCATTTTGAAGGGCGGCGGAACTATCATCACTAAAAATGTAAGAGACTGGAAATTTGGCCCGGACAGCTACACCATCAAATGGCCAAAAAAGTCCCAGCAAAATATTGGGTGGATTGACCCCAAAGAAATCGCCGGTGTTGAAATCATCAAACGTAAACTGCGTCTATGTGGAGGTAAACATGAAAGTGAATGAGCTAATCGAGAGTAAGGGTCCTGGTGCAAACTTATCTGACGAGCTATACGTAGCTTTGGCAAAGGCTAATGTGGAGAAGGAGGTCATCGACGCCCTACGCGCAGCAATGACCTCCGCATCTACCAACACCTATGCAATGACCTATGCTCACGCAATGACAATGTCGTATGATCGATATGGGATCGATGGTGTGAAGACCCAAGTCATGTACATGCTGAATAATATGGCGAGCTGGAAAGGCGAAGAAGCAAGGAACGCTAAAAAGATTCTGAAGAAGTGGTACAAATGAATTCTCAACCAATGGTGATCATGGTTTTGGCAATGATCCTCTGCTCATTATTCCCTAAACCTCCGAAAAAGAAATGACAGACCTTCAACCGCTAGAGAAGTTCGCTGAGAGTAATGGTAACCCTGAATGGGTAGCGAAGGAAGAATGGTTTCTCTACCACACTGAGAAAGAACGGTTCCGCGTTGTCTGCGAGTCTGCTCGTTATTCAGAATTTCAACATGAGTTTGCGGGACTTTGGCGTGATGAGCAACTAGCAGAATTGGGCATTTATGCTCCATGCGCAGACGCGAAAGAGTTCGCCAAGAAGATGCTGGACACGATGTTCTATCGTCTCTCACCGCATCAAATTCAACACATTGCAAATGCCATTAACAAATTTCTGGAAGAGGATCATCAGCAACGTTGCGAATACTACGCTAAGAATCCAGACGTTTGCGGCCCCAATCCTCCTTCGCGAATCAGTGAAGACTGCCCTGACTGACTGATTGAAGATTTACCTTGATTACCATCATACTACAATAGTATGTATGCATCGCTGTCACTTAAAGGAATTAAATGAAAACGTCGCTCTGGGTCGAACGATATAGGCCTAAAACTATCTCTGAAGTAATCTTTCAAGACGATAAGCAGGAACAGTTCTTCAAGAACATTGTGTTGAGTGGTGATCTTCCTAACCTCCTGCTGTATGGCGTTCAAGGTACTGGTAAGACCACTATCTCCAAAGCTCTAATCAATGATCTGCAAATTGATCCGTCCGACGTTTTGCGGCTAAAATGCTCTGACGAAAAGATCGATGCACTTCGTGATAAAGCAATTGGATTCGCTATGACGTTCCCACTGGGCAAGTTTAAAGTTATCCAGCTGGAAGAGTTCGATTACCTCTCGTTGGATGCGCAAGCTCTGTTGCGCTCTCTTATCGAAGACAGCTCTGAGAACTGCCGATACATCGCTACTTGCAACTACGTCAACAAGGTCATTCCTCCGCTTCGTTCGCGGTTCCAAGAAGTAAGCTTCAAATCGCCAGATCAAGAGAAGGTAGCCATGCGAATGGCCGACATGCTGGAGAAAGAAGGCGTCATTTATGATGCAGAAGAATTGCTGAATTATGTTGCGGTTGGTTACCCAGACATTCGCAAAACGATCCAGTTGCTGTCTCAGAACGTTAGCAGCAAAAAGCTGCTTGCAGCAAAGGATGTAAGTGAGGGTGCAGCAGATTGGAAATTCGGTCTGTTGGAATGCATTCAAAAAGGCGACTTCAAGAAGGCAAGGAAGCTTGTATGCGAGTCTGCAACTCGTGAAGAACACGAAGACGTGTACAAATTCCTTTATCAAAATATCGACAAGCTGAAAGTTGGAGATAAAGATCAGGCGATCGTATTAATTGCTGAATATCTGTCTCGTAACCCGTTGATGGCTGATACAGAAATCGGTTTGTCCGCACTCTTTATTGAACTGGGGAAACTGTAATGACCACGATGACTCGCGAAGAAATTATGGAGCAAGTTCTGCGAGAGCTTGCAAATGAAGGCAATGAGAAAGCAAAGCTGGTCCTTCGACTGACTGAACGTAATAATGAGAATTCGGCTGAAAAGGCTCTCACCCATCTTACCCAGGCGGTTGACAAACTCAATAAGGCATCAGAGCACACTCGCTCCGGTATGTCGGGTGCGTGTCAATCAGCGTTGGATCAAATTCGAATGAATATTCACGCAGCGACTATCGAGATTGGTAAATTATGAGTGGAACAAACTACGAAGAAATGGTAGCGAAGCTAAAGGAAATGCTGAAAGACCTTCCGCCTTTTGAGATTCCTTCTAAGCTATCAATTCACCCATATCAGCCATACTTCAATATCATCTATAACACCCAAAATGGTGTAGAACCAACGCGTGACGTGAACGTGAAGTTCTTGAAGGAGCGGCCAAGCGAGGGCGAGTTCAAGTTTGATTGGGATGCTCTACGTGAAAAATATAAACATGTGGCCATTGATCCAGATATTTGCCCTAAGTGCGGCAAAGATTGGCTTAACCACGAATTTGGTGTTCCTGCACCTTACTGCCCATGACTTACAAACTGGATATTTTTAAGGTCTTGGGAGAGCTCAGCGGCGGCGATCATATGGTGTATCGTCGACTGTCAGATGATGAGAAGAAAGGTTTTTCGGCCCTGGTTATTATGCGATGGATGACTGGTACCAGCGACGAAAGACAGATCATGGCACTGAATATGTTCGCCAATAAAATGATCTTCCCACTCGCCAAACACCCTGAACTTCTAGCCATGCTGTTGGCGTCTTGTTCGTCTAAAGTCGCAAGGCGCTATCAGTGGTTGGGTATCAAAAGTAGCAAGAAGAAGAATCTTGCCAGGCAAGCGGTGCAAGAATATCTAGACTATTCTTCTCTCGAAATGCGCAAGCTTACTGAGCTGCCGGCGCCAGAAGAAATTATTGAAATGGCAGAAGCTTGCGGTTGGCAGAAGGAAGAAATGACCAAACTAAAGAAAGAGTTAGCTGATAAATAAGAAATGGAAAAATCATTTCACTTTATCTACAAAACGACCTGTGTTACTACTGGGCAGTACTACGTTGGCCGGCATAGCACGAATAACCTAAACGATTTCTACCTAGGCTCCGGCGTTAGGTTAAAACCATTAATTGGTGCGCTTGGCAAAGATAAATTCAAGCGCGTAATTTTAGCGATGGCGGATGATCTAAACTCATGCAAGGTGCTTGAGCGGCAGATGGTTACTGCTGATATGCTTAATGACCCAAATTGTCTTAACGCTATACCTGGCGGAGGAGGACAAGGTAAACTTTCGCCAGAAACAAAGCAAAAAATTTCTCAGGCAAATAAAGGAAGAGCGCATACTTCTGAAGCAAGAGCGAGAATGTCTGAGGGGCAATTAGGTAAACAGTTCTCAGATGAAACTAAGCGCAAGATGTCTGAATCGCGCAGGGGCTTAAAACATTCTGAAGCGACTAAAGAAAAGATTGCAGCTATTCATAAGGGCGCAAAACGCTCAGACGTGGCTAAGCAAAATATCGCTGCAGCCCAAGCAGGAAAAACATTATCATTAGAGCATCGAGCAAAGATCAGTGCTAGTAATATTGGAAAAAATGCTGGAAAGACGAGAGTAATGCCGGAAGAAACCAGGAAGAAGATTTCTCAGTCAACTACTGGAAGAAAAATATCTGAAGAAACCCGTCTCAAGATGGCATCCGCGGCTAAGATTAGAGAGCAACGTAAAAAGGAATTGAAAGAATGAGCGCTTACGAAGTAATCCCATGCGTAGAGTGTGGAGAACAAACCATCGCAGCCAGGCCTACCTGTCGTCTGTGCGAAGCAGACAAGGACATGTTTGAACACTTTGCCCAACAAGCGGCACTCACACGATCTTACGATCCCAATCGTGGCGCAAAGCAGTTGATTGGCAAGACCATCGCGCGAGTCGATGCAAGCTGCGTCAACGAGATCAAACTGATCGGCGACGATGGGGTGGAGTACACCTTCTACGCTGAAGCCGGTCCTCTCGGTATCCCAACCGTCTTTGTCAACAAGTTTCCAAAATGATCTGGGAATTCATCCACAACGTGATCGCTCATCCGCTGATGGGCATCACATTTAACAGTGCGTGGTCTATCAAGTTCCACGATTTTACAGCAGAGAAGGCATTCAAATGAAAGCGAAGAACCGAAAGCAACGTAAAGAGCAGTGGATTCACGTTAAGAATCTAATGCGTAAATATGCCGACTGTGCTTATGGCGGCCAGTTCTACTGCAACCACGTCTACGACGAAGATCGTGGCTGGCAATGGGTTGATTTTCGGTTCTTTCATACACGCCTGAAAAAGTATTTTGCTGTGGCGATGACTACTGCGAACTATGCGACAATGGAAATGGTTGATGAAATCATTGGTGATAAATTAGACCAGCTTCATCCGTATCCTGAAAAAAAGAATGGAGGCATGATCTTCCATCCTATCAACAAGAAGACAGGACTTGGCAGGATTGAGATTACGGAAGCACGTACTGCAGCGTATAATGCAAGAGAGCAACTAAAGCAAAAGCTATTACCTGAGGTGCTCAGTGAGGCCCAGAAGGTGTCGCCTAAAATCGATGTAAAGGACTATGGCAAAGTCGCTGTAGGTCTCTGGGTCACTTTAGATGTTCCAAAAATTACTCCTGAAGTAATATTGGACTTCATCAAGTTCTATCAATCCATCGGGGAACCAATTGAGCCGGGTCGTGCATGGACTGGCAAGGAGGTAGTAATTGTCCCAGAAAGAATCAAACATGCTTAACTTGGATGCAATCGCTGATCGTAGAGTTTCGTTAGAAGACGCTGACATTTCGCAATCCCAAAAACAGGGGCATTGGCTTTGCCACTACTGCTCTAAAAGGTTCACTAATGAGCTAGTGTTCGAACGACATGCCTGCAAGGAAAAGGCTCGAGCACAAGAGCTGGCCTCTCCTACGGGCCAAGCAGCTTATCAACACTACTTGACGTGGATGCGCGTAAGGAAGTTTAAGACCCAGGCGATTGACGCATTCGCGGCAAGTAGGTATTACAAGCAGTTCATAAAGTTTGCAACCATGGTTGCAACTGCGGGTATTAGCAAACCAGAACGCTACATCGAGTTGATGGTAGATGGCGGCATTACTCCCGATCTCTGGACTCGTGAGCAGTGCTATCAGATGTATTTGGACTACATGGACACGCGTGAGAAACCACTTGATCAAGTGGTGATGTCTATCCAAACGCTGATGGATGTGGCAGATAAAGAAGGGGTGGATTACAGTAAGATTGTCAAGCATCTTGGCCCCCAGCGAATGTTGAGCCTGATCACGCAACGAAAGATTTCGCCGTGGTTCCTATTCCACTCTGTCACGTCGCGAGAACTTATCAGTAGTTTGGATAACGAAGAAAAGAAGGCGTACGACAAGATCATTAAGTTCTCTGCATGGGCAGAACGACTTCAAAAGAACGCAAAAGTTCGAGAAGAAATTATTGCGATTGTGAAGGAGCTCGGTCTATGACGTACGTGGTTGAAAAGACACTGTGCGATTGTCACCCAGAAACTTGTTGCTGTCCAGACTTCTCCATCGTTGACAGCAATGGAGAAACATTCATGAAGTTGATGGATAAAAAGAAAGCTTTGATTATTGCATCAGCGCTAACTCACTACGAAAATAGGACTTGATATGGGTATGTTCACCATAATGGATTTGGATGTGAAGCTGAAAGAAGATGCTTGCCCAAAAGTTCGAAGCTTGCTGGAGTGTCTGATTTACGGAGACATTGATGATGTCACGTTTCTAAAACGACCAAAGCATCCATTCTTCCAAGACACACGAGCAAGCTTTTTGGGAAGCTGCCGGATTGACTATGATGCGGAAGACCATAGAGCAACGATTTGCCCATCATTTGAATTTCCATACCTCAAGATTCGGTGCGAGGTTAAGAACTACACAGAGGTGCTTGAAAAATTTCTAGACTTCATCAATGACGAGGTCGAAGAAATTAGTGGCACCTACCAATATGAAGAGGACTTCAATCAAAGTACCATTCACATGGGAGTAAAGGACGGCCGACAGAGAATTTTTGTGAAGAAGGCTAGTCCTGAAAGTTATGGATTCATGGGGTACTCCGTTGAATCTGATGATGTAGTTGAGTTTATTCCTACCTTCTAAAGGCGTATAATATGTCAGATAGATTTATTCCAGCTATTATCATCGTGTCGACGATTGCTATTTTCACTGTTTGCTTTTTTGGTTCACAAAGCAAAAGCGATTTGAAAACACAATGCACAGAAAAAGGTGGCGTCCTTATCGAAACCGTAGACACCTACGTCTGCATTAAGAAAGATTCATTTTTAAATTAGCCCAACGCGCTTTAGCTTTTTCAGAAAGTTTTCGACGGGTCTCATCAGAAAACTTTCTTCCTTTTCCTGATTCACTAATTTTCTTTTTTGTTTCTTCAGACAATTTAGAACCCTCGCGTGCTTTACGAATGTTATCACGGTGTTCTGCTGTCATGACTTTACCAGCGTGACCTTTAGAAATAGCATTTTTATGGGATGATGATAAGGTTGAACCTAATTTGCTCGCTCTCTTTTTAGCCTTTGTTTCTTCGGTGTCTTTTCTACCTTTACGTAATGAATTCGCTTTTGCAATATTCGCGCGATGCTCATCAGTCATGACTCGCTTCTTTCCACGGATAGAGTCATAAAATTGTTTCCTGAACATTTCATATGTTCGTGACGATGGGCGATATCTAGATTGACGAGCATTTTTGGAGAATAGCATACGATGAAGCGCCCATGACATTTTTGTCTTTGCTTCACCTGTTAACATTCGTATCAAAAGAAGATGACAAACACAATGTTCTTTCGGCGTTAATTGAACAACATATTTAGGATCGCCGCCAAGTGATTTGGGAATAGGATGATGCCATTCATATCCTTCAATCTTTTTAGTAGGCCGTGATTTCGCGTTTTCGATTATTGAGTTATACCAGATCGTGTACTTGTTTTTGAGAAACATAAAATATCTTATAATAGTACGTAGCTAGTTATTTATTCAATGCCATGACTCCTGATGTAGACATCGACTTTCCTACAAGTTTCAAACCAACGTCTATCTTTGATTGGACTAGAGCTAGCATTGTCAAAAATGGGTATCTAAGTCCACACCCCTGCGGTGTTTACCCGCAAAGAATTTCTGTTGACCCAGTAAGTAAGTTGTCTGCCATTCCTTATGAGCAGGCCGAGAAGCTAGGGTATTTCAAGGTGGATATGCTTCACCTTGGTGTATACGATCATTTTTCTTCGAGGGAAGAAATTGAAGAGCTTTTAAAGATTGAGCCGGACTGGGGTCTTCTTCTTGTTCCAACGGAACAAAAGAAATTGTTTCAACTGTCGAATCACGGCGAAGTACTAAACGTGGTAAAGCCGAGAAGCGTAGAAGAGCTAGCTGATGTTTTGGCTTTGATTCGACCAGGTAAGAAACAATTTTTAAAGCTGTACCAAGCTCAGCGAGAAGTATGTCGTCGCACTCTATACGCCAAGGATGAAAGTGGTTATGCGTTTAAGAAATCGCATAGCGTGGCCTATGCTCTGGTTATTGTCCTTCAGCTTCATTTGATATCGGCCGGAATTCTTTGATTTCAAGTTTTTTGTCTTTATCAAAAATCCAAAATTGATAAATGAATCCCTGTTGAACAGTGGACTTTGCCTTCATCATGTTTTTCTCATATGCGCTTTTAAATGTATATCCTGATTTAACATCTATTAGAAGATTTTTAGATGAAATAAAGATATCCGGGTAATGAATTTTGATCTTTCCTTCCATTTCATATTTGATAGAAGGTACGTCAAGATGGACATTGATGTTATTTTCATCAATGTCCAGTAGAAGAATATCTAGCGCCCAAGGCTCATATCCTTGGACATGAATTTCTCTTCCAGACGGAAGAGTGTATTTCTTGTTTGAGTTCTTTTCAGAGAATTTTTTGTATAATTTGGGAATCTGCACCCAGCTGTCAACGCCATATTTTGATTTCATGTTTCGTTGAAATGATGTTTTTAACCATTCTTCGCCATAACGATCAATTTTAGTCTTCATACTTTTTGAATTTATTTCGGGTGATTTTGCCGGATTATCAACACCATATTTCTGTAGCCACGTTTTCTTTTTAGCTTCTATAACATCTCTGCTAGCGAAGTTGTGCTCAATGCCTAATCTTTCAAATGTTGTTTTCTTGCAGGCTTCTCGCACATGACTACTACGCTGAGCGCATTTGCAGGAACAGAATTTGTTGTAACCAGTTTTAAAAGTATTACTGAATTTTACAAGTTTACCACAGGAACACAGTGGAATAGAATTGTTATCATTGCAGTAATTCCAAATCTTTTCTTTAGTTTGTGAACCCAGGTAATTCATCATGATCATGTTGTAAACATCAGGATATTTCGATTTTAATGCTTTTGAAAAGTGAACATTTTGGTGCATGCCTTTTAACACCATTTCTTTAATTTTATTCATTGTTGTTTCTCCTATAGTATGGGACTATTTATATGATTGATGACAAAGATTGTTTTACCAATTTACCTGACGCGTCAGGTAAATTGAACGTGTTTATTCCATGCGTGAGGTCTATCGCCCCTATTTTCTGGCAGTTTGAGGTAAAGAAAGGGTGGAGGATTGATTCTTGGGTAAACGAACTCAAGGAAGGAACCACGGTTTGGTTTCAATAAGGTACTTGGTTTAAACAAACCCAAGTACGTTTTACAACTTCATCTTATTTCGACAGGTGTATTATGAAAGTAGTTCGTGCATTAACTTTTTACGAGGCTATTAAAGCCGCATTCGGAATAGATTCAGAGTATGATTTTAGACGAATCACCCGTGTCCAGGATTGCGATACTGCCGCAATCATCAATACTGACGGCGGCGAGTTTTATTGCGAAAGCTTTAAGACTACGGACGGTCAGATGTTTATAAGGGTCACTGAAGTACTGTCGACTCCTGCAGCAGAATGACCGCTCCCGCTATTCTAACCGAAGAAGAACTTCTTCAATGGATAGAGTATTATGAGAAAGGTGGAGAATTTGAAGACGATATCATGGTTCAAATTCTCCACATAGCTCATCTCTTCACCAAAGAAAAACTTACTTCCCTAAACACGGCCGCTCAAATGTTGACGGCCTTCAATGATCCTCATACTTCGACTGCTCAAGTTGCCCGCTGGGCTAATCAGTTGGAGATGGATCTAATTCAAGTAGGTATTATCAAACCAAAGGAGTAATTCTTATGACAGTTATCGTGGGCTTGGAATACGACGGTAGTGTCTTGATGGGTGGTGACATCCAAGGCACTGGATGGAATAACAAAGTTATCCATACGCAACCGAAAGTATTCAAGAAGAATGGCGTGATGTTTGGGTTTACTTCTAGCTATCGATTTGGTCAAGTGTTGGAGCACGAGTTGCCCGATCCAGTCGTACCAGAGGATCCAACTCAGGTCTATCGATGGCTAATCACCGTGCTTGTCCCAAACATCCACGCGGCATTGAAGTCGGCAGATGCAGACAAATGCGGCAACGCACTAATTGGTTTGAAAGGCCAGCTTTGGGAACTGCAGACTGACTACAGCGTATTGCGAAGTACTCGTGGATTTGCCGCAGTGGGAAGCGGCGCAGAATATGCGATGGGAAGTGTATTCACTTCACTGCTTGATAAACCAAAGACTTTCTCTGCTCATGAGGAAATCATTAGAAATGCCATCATTGCGGCCGGCACCTTTAGCCCATCTGTTGGCACTGACTCTTATATTTTGGCAGTATGATCATTGACACGTCTAACGGGACTTGCATCCTTGGAAGCAATTTTGGAAGACTCGTCACGACGTATAGGGATCGCGGGGGCGACGATTACACGCACAGCGTAGTCGGCCGCCTTCAGCAAGTTGATGACTGGCTAATCCTTAAAGTTGATGACGACATTGCAAGATATTACGCTTCCACAATAAAAACTCGATTTGGAATTAATCTTCACTGGCGTGCCAGAGCCGGTACCCACGTCAGCGTAATTCGCGGTGAGAAGCTTCCAAAGCCAGAGCTGTGGGGTAAAGATCAGGGTAAGAAGATTAAAATCAACTATACCCACCAAATTTATACGAATGGTGAACACTGGTGGTTGAACGTAGAGTGCGACGAATTAGCGTTGATTCGTTCGTCCTACGGCTTACCAACCAATAAAAAGTGGTTCCACCTAACCATAGGAAGACTATGAAGATTGACATTGTAAAGCACTTCCAACCGGAAGATGAAGACTTTTATGGGGACTTCTATGTCACTATAGAAGTCGATGGCAAAGTGGTGCGAACTTGCTTTCAAAGTAACACCGATGAGGCTGAGGCTTATGCGGATGGATATGCTGATGCACTCAACGTGATGGGTAAAAATGTCATGATTGAGACAATCTGCAAAGCAGACGCCGAGATGGAGGCACAATAATGAAAGAACTCACCCCATACCAAATGGAGCTGCTCGGAGTTCTCCAAGAGGAATGCGCTGAAGTTATCCAAATCATCAGTAAGATTCGTAGGTTTGGAATTAACAGCTACAATCCTGCAATTCCTGAAGAAGGCACTAACTTTGAACTTCTGAATTTGGAAGTAGCTGATGTTCTTTCACTGATTGAAATGGTGAAAGAAAGCAGAAACAGTCCTCTCAATGAAGAGATTCTGCATAAGCGAATCGATTATAAAAAGCTGAAGGTTACTCGCTATATGCGACCCGATATTTACGAAACTCAATTCTCTGAATGAAGTTTTTATCAGATAGCAAAAATACTACAATAACACATCAACTAAATTTGGAGCAAAAATGAAAGTTTACGACCAACAAGGTAAAGAATTTCACCTGTTTCCGCTGGAGAAATACAAGCCACGATTCCGCGGTTACTACATGTCGGCTGATGGCAAGGTTTACTCGACACGTGGCGGCAACAATCTGAAAGAACTGACTGGTTCTAAAGCTAACACCTGGGCGAATCGCTACTTCACGTTGGATGGTGGAAGCTGGGAACAAAATCATCTCGTCACCAGCGCAAAAGCACATAAAGACTTCGTGCTGGAAACAACTGTACCTACGGTGGTGGGTGTAAAAACGGCATTAGTGCCACAAAAGTTGACTACTGAACGAAATCATGCTAAAACAGCTGAAGATGCACTGGCTGCAAAAGGTTCGATCATTGCATCGGTTATCAAAGGCAAGTTCGCGTTTGGCAGCGATCCCGTTATTCACACGACCCGAGAATCGCTAAAGAGTGAAATGGCTCGGTTGGCTAATCAAAATCCAGGTGTTCGCTATGTCGCGTTCACCATCACCAGCTCAGTCGTTGCCGGCGGAATGAGCTGGTCGTGAAATACGTGGCCACCATTGCAATGGTGGCCTTGCTTCTGACTGGGTGCAAGTTTGTTGAATCTGACAGAGATTTCCTCAAGAAGCAAGGTTACACCCAAGTAAAGATGCTAGATGAGCAAGTTTTGGATATTCGTTGCGGCCCGCCGGATATGCAGTTCGTGGACACTCGATTCGAAGCCATAAACTTGCAAGGTAAGAAAGTGACGGGCTCGGTTTGTCACTTCGTAATCACACACGCTGTGGAGGATTAAGATGGGAAAATGCTACTTGGTTGGCGGCGCAGTCCGCGATGAAATACTGGGTCGTCCTACCAACGACATGGATTACGTAGTCGTTGGTGCTACGTTCGAAGAACTGAGTGCGAGCTTCGGCGATCCAGTCGGCGCAGACTTTCCCGTCTTCATTGATCCCGCTAATGGTGATCAAATCGCAATGGCAAGACGTGAACGAAAGACTGGTGTTGGATATCATGGCTTCGCTTGCGACTTCGGCACTGACGTCACGTTGGAAGAAGACCTGTCGCGTCGTGATCTGACAATCAACGCCTTGGCAAAGGACACTGTCACTTGCGAGATCATCGACTACTTCGGTGGTTTGAAAGACTTGCGCGATAAAGTTCTGCGCCACGTCTCTCCAGCATTTGCTGAAGACCCACTGCGTGTAGTGAGGCTGGCGCGGTTTGCTGCGCGCTATAAGGATTTCACTATCGCGTCTGAGACTAGCACGTTGGCAATCAATGTCGTCAACAGCGGCGAGATGGATGCAATCCCCTTCGAACGCTACTGGTTGGAAATCAGCAAAGCCGTCGAAGATGGCAATGTAAGCAAGATGTTTGCGGTGTTGTCCATGTACGGAGTATTTTGGAAGGTTAAGTTCTTCCGCGAAGTGTGGGGCGGCGAAACGATGCAAGACGTCATCTCGACATTGAACAAGATGGATAAAGTTAGCAAGTCCCTGCGTCACGTGAAAGAAGATATGCGATTTGCGTACTTCGTAGCATTGACAGCAAAGAAGGATATGTCGATGCGTGTCCATGGCTTGCAAACTCATGTTGTTCAAATCCATCAGGCTATCCAACGCATCGAGAAGATGCGTGATCTGGAAGTTGAAGCTATCTTCGAACTGTTCAAAACAACGAAAGCGTGGCAAGAAGGTAGCGTCATCGAAGACGTCATCTTGGGCGTTGAGCTGCTGAACAATGCTGGACATACAACTGCCGTGTGGTCTGACGAATTGAAAGAAATGGTTGCATCAGTGAGGCAAGTTACCAGCGAACCATATCAGCATTTGGAAGGCAAAGCTATCGGTGATGCCATGAACAAGGAACGCAAAGATCGCATTGCGCGATTGATTGTTGAATTTTGAAAGAGCTAATATGAAAGTAAATGTAGAAACAGCCCTGTTCCAAGTGCCATTTGGTTCCCATCTGTATGGGACAAATGGGCCAAACTCTGACCTAGACTTCAAGGTCGTGTGTCTTCCATCTCATGACACCCTTCTTCTTAACAAACAGGTGACTAACCGCAAGGTGTTGCCTGAAGGGAAAAAGGAAGGCGAGAAGATGAGCAAGGACGAAGCAGAGTACGAGTACATCCCTCTGCAAGTTTTCCTTGACGATTTCTTCAATGGTCAAACCTACGCGTTGGAGATTGCGTTTGCTGTTTTGCAAAATAAGCACGCAGAAGATCGCGCAAGTTTAATCAGTCGTGTCAACGTCAAAGATTGGATGTATGAGTTGGTTGGTAATTTTCTGACTAGAAATGTGCAGAAGATGGTTGGCTATGCAGTGAGCCAATCGCGCAACTATGGTCTGAAGACTGAGCGATATACTTCAATGCGTACTGTTGTTGAGACAGTAGAAGCCCATATCACTTCGCTGGCGCTAAATGTGAAGGACGATGTGCTGATGCGGAAGATCACTTTGGCTAGCTCGCCGAATCTGGTTGCGAAGCTGGTTAAACTGCCTCACGTCAAAGAGTGCGAAATCCTGAACGGCGCTGGTGGTACTGAGATGGCTCCTGCTATTGAAGTATGCGGAAAGCAGTTTCCTCTTACTGCGTCTTTGAGTACAATGCTTAAGTCGCTTAGTGCTTCGCTCGTACAATATGGTGATCGCGTTAAGAAGTATGATGGACAAGGCGTAGATTGGAAAGCCCTCTCGCATGCAATCCGCATCACTGAACAAGTGTTGGAGCTGACTTCTACCGGTGCGCTTGTTTTTCCTTGCGCTAACGCGGATTATCTGAAAGAAGTCAAGGATGGCAAGAAGACAATCGAAGAAGCAACTGAGTACCTCACCACCCTCTTCAATGTGATCGATGATGCAGTTGCTAACTCCATCCTTCAGGAACGAACTCCTGAGCTTGAATCAGCATTTGTTGAGTTCAAAACCAATCTACTTCGGAAATATTATCTGTGAGCGAAAAAAGTACGTGGCAAAATGCGAAGGACAACGCTCGTAAAGATTGTCCTCGCTGTAAGGGCGCTGGCACTTACATGTACGACCACAATCACGGCACCGTCTGCAACCTTTGCTGCCAACATAATATGGGTTGGTGGAAGCTTCTCCTCCACTATGGTGAGAAGAACGGTAAGTGGTGCTGCAGGGCTGGATGTGGCCACACCGTGGATGAGAAACCTAATGAGTGATTTTCCAGCGACTCAGCCAGTCGAAGGAATGCTGTGGCCATTACGTGACATCATTTACATCTACCGCGGCGGTAAATGGATTCCACTCTCAGAATGGAAAGTTGAAGAATGACTTGGATGATTATCGGCAGCACTGCTCAGTACCACTGGTTCGACGACTCTCGTCAGCCAACGGATCTGGACCTCCTTACTCCTGCAAAAATAGCAGGCAACTTAGCGAAGGTCTGTGTTGTCGATAGTCAGTGGCATGAGTTGGCTGAGGAGATCATGGATCGAAGCGAGGACAAGGTCTTTGCGGATCCCTGGATTTTACTCACATTGAAAATCTCTCATGCGCATTGGGACATCCATTTCGACAAGACTCTCTTCGACATCCACTTCCTTCAACAGAAAGGTGTGACGTACGATCTAGATCTGTACCACAAGCTCTACGCGATGTGGGAGAAGATCCATGGTAAGAAACCTGCTTACGTGGCTGGCGAAGTAGATTCGTTCTTCACTGAAACAGTTCAACGTATATATCCTCATGACTTTGTTCATGAATGTGTAAAGTTCAATGACAAACCTATGCATGAGCTGATTCGGCCAGACCTCACGAAGGTTTGGTGCAGTGAGGAGATGTTCAATGCATTAATGCCTGACCAGCAAGCGCAAGATGCATTAGAAGAAATCCTAGTCACTGCTATCGAAAGAAAACAATTGACGAAAGATAGCACTAAAATCGATCGCCTAAAAGCTGTTAAGTACGCACATCGCCAACTCTGCACGTCTATGACGAAAGGTTGGTTCGCCAGATATCTCATTATTAACCACCATAATCTACTTTACGTAAGAAAAAAAGAATGGCAAAATCAACTGGAAAAAGCATTGATACTTCTCTCACAAAGGACATGACTGAAGAAGGTTTTGGGCAACTTCTCAAAACCTATCTGAATGGGTGGCTTAAAGCATTCCTCAGCAATTTCTCGTATGATGATGTCATCGGGTATTACTCGCATCTTGAAGATGATGAGGACGATGAAGATGATCCACGGCCAAAATGTCTGGACATTGAGCATGTAGCCGAATATGAAAGCTTTGGTAAAAATCAAAAGATTTTGGGTTTCTACATCAAACATGTAGAGACTGTTGGCGGTGATTACGACGGTAGTGACATCGACGAAGTCTTTGCGATCTATAAGGATGGCAACCTCATCACGCACTTCATGGTGTCCGGTAATTATAACTCTTACGAGTATAATGAATTTAACAATGAATGCATTGAAGTTGAACATCGCGAAGTCAAAGTAATGCAGTGGTTGGTAAAAGGAGTGTAAGATGGAAAAGCAATTTGATGAGCTGTCGAAAGAAGAACACGTAGCGTTGATGAAGGCTAATAATAAAGATTGGGTTCGCTCTCTGCAGGAATCGCTGGACCTTCGTCGACTCAGTGATGAAGTGGAAGGTCCTGTTGAAGGTCCTCACGACTTGGAAGTCAAACAGGTTCATAGGGTTGGCGGTCGCGAAGGTGAGGGTGAATACGTCAAGCGCACCTATGCGGTGAAAGACGCTAATGAAGTTTACTTCTATTTCGAAATCTACGGTCACTATGATTCGTACGAAGGCACTGAATGGGATGAAACCATCAACATTGTCGAGCCATATCAAGTAATGGTTACCAAATATCGAGTACTTTAAGGACATAACATGGACGAATTTAATCTGAACAATCTCTCGACTGAAGAAACAACTGCACTAATCATTCGCGATCCAGTCGCATATTTCCGGATGTTTATGTCTGATGGCGGTGAAAGCTTCGACGTCTTCACGTATGGCTGCAGCAAACATAACATCAATGGTATCACGCTTGCAGTCGTTGATGAGGAAGGTGGCTATGAAGGTGGAGGCGAACATGTTGAACGAGTGATTTCGATTGGCCACTCGGCCCATAAACCGATCGCGTACGTTCGCATTGTTGGCTACTATGCCTCTTATGCGGGCACTGAATGGTGTGACGAAGTAACTCGCGTCTATCCGCGTGAAGTTGTCGTAACTCAATATTTTGAAACGGAGGAATAATGGATTTGGACGAACTGACAGTGCTAGAAACTTATGAGTTGATTCACACTGATCCCCGAAAATGGGTCGACTCTTACATGAAACAACTCGACGACCCTAGCGTGGATGATTTGAAATGGGGCGGCGTAATTAATGTTGTAAATGGTTTCAGCATTAAATCCGTTCACGAGGAAGGTGACACTGAAGGCGGCGGAGAACATTCCGAAATCGTGTACGCTATCATTGATAGCAAGGACGATGATCTGACGTATTTCAAATACACGGGTTTCTACAGCTCGTATAATGGAACCAATTGGCATGACAAGTACGAGATCGTCTATCCTCGCCAAGTCATGATCACCGAATATCATCCTAAAGATTCATGATTCATCCGCTAAATGTCGCTGTTAAAATTCCAGAAGAAACTTTGTCGTGGGCTTCGCAGCAACTGAAACATGTAAAGTTCTCGATGGGCCAGGCTTTCGGTCTGGCAGTTGATGACATGTTCAAGCACAAGGCAATGAGGGAACTGTCCTGTACCATTCCACCACGGTTCGCCTATTACGATTTGCAGATGGGCGACATGTATTTGGAAGTAAAGAGTACAAGCGGTGAGTACTTTTCATTTTCAGATACAGAATATCAATTCATTCGTCTACAGGCGAGGAATGATGGGCAGTATAAAATCCTCTTCTACATCAATGATATTCAAGATAGGACTACCAAATACATTGGGTCTCTAGACGCATCTTATATCTTTGAAGAAGGCCTATTCCAGGGATCATACTCGCTTGCGAATGAATTCCTTGGTTCTTGGTATATCGAGAGACGTTACGTTGAGAAAGCACTTCATGCAATTGAATCTGTACGAGCTTGACTTTGAGCCTCACCCTCTATATCATGTGTCGCCTAAGACATTTGATATGCCGAGTTATGAAATGGTGGATGATGCCAGGAATTGGTCTCATACGCATCATAACTCGGTGCTGGGATTGTGGACTAGTACTTATCCAGAAATGTGTAGTGCATTTGGTCCACTAACATATGAAGTCCATTTGAAAGATCAACCAATAAAGCGACTGGGTCTTTCGTATGAAGAATGGTGTAAATTGGGTATGCATACCTTAGATTACCATCAGCAATTCGTCACGTTGAGAAAACATATCTTAGAAAACGAAATTGTTGACATCATATACATCGCGGACGCGACTAAATCGGTTAGTGAAGTTATTATTGTCGATTTCGACGTGATTGATAAATTAACGGTGGTAGATGGGGTTAAGAACAAAGCCTACAAAATGCTGCCTACTTTAAAAGCTACAGTTATTTCTGAAGATGTAATCAACCGATGTAAGTTGTCGTATCAATCTGGAATCAACTGACCAGGTTCTAGTTTCCTGCCGTCCTTCTTCAATCTCACCTCAATACCCGCCGGAAGTGCTACGACTCTGCGTCTACGCACTTTCGACTTCTCCATCTTGTCGTAGGCAAATCCCTGCCCTACAATTCTTGACACATACGTCGTGTCAAACATCCTATACATTCCTGCTGCCCATTCGGTCTTGCCTTGTTGCGCCAAGGCAACTGATAAAGGGAACTCATCTGACTTAGAGTAGAACCATCGCGTGGCGAACTCTAAAAATTCCACAACGTCTACTCCACTCTGCCCGGCGTAGTCAAGTACGTACGCGCCAATTTCTGCGGACTTAATGTTGTCGATGATGCATAGGTATGTTTCCCTTTTGTATTCAACCACGGACAAAAATAATAAATTTTCACTCGAATTTACAAGTTCAATTTTTAATTCGGGAATTTT